CTCAACCAAATCGTAGAGCTGTTTCGGCGTTTTGCGGATGAGACGACATCGCTGCCCTCTTATACGCATGGTGAGCAAGGCAAGAGTCTCAACAAGACCGCAACTGGCATGTCGATGCTGATGGGAGCTGCGAACGTAAGCCTCAAAAGCACGATAAAGCTCATAGATGATCACCTCCTGAAGCCGCTCGTAACCAGCCTGTTTCGCTGGAACATGGAATTTTCCACTAACGAAGAAGCTAAGGGCGACCTCAAGATTTTTGCTCGCGGCAGCACCGCTTTAATTCAGAAAGAGGTTCAGAGTCAGAGGCTTCTTCAGTTCCTTTCTCTGGTTAGCAACCCGACCGATCTGGCGGTTGTAGACCGGACCCAGCTGTTGCGAGACATCGCTCAGTCAATGGAAATTGATCCTAGCGAAATCATTAAGAGTGAGGAGGTGATCCAAGCTGAACAAGCCGCAATCCAAAATCAAATGCTCGCTGGAGCAGGCGCAGGCAATCCTATGGCTGAGTCACCAGGATCAATACCAGGAGGTGCGCCGCCTGTTTGAGAACAGGCTGCAAGACGCGCAGTCGAGATTGGAGCATGCGGATGAAAAAGGATTTAAGCACGAGCAAGGTCGAATCGAAGAGCTTCGATTTCTGCTTGGGCTTGAGGGGACGGCGAAGGTCGTCCTGGACAAAGCGCGGTCCCGTTCACGGATAACCGCGGTTGATTAACGAATATCCCTGCGAGGGGACTCGGAAAAAGTAGATGGCACGTAACGACCCAGCACAATTGATGGCTGAAGCAGAACAGATGATGGAAGAGCTTCGGAATTCGGAGGCAAGTCCCTCGGCGGAGGACAGCTTGGAACCGGAGGAAGAGTTCGTTCAGGAAGCCCCCTCAGAGCTTGAGGACACGGTGGAATCGTCTGCAGAACAAGCTCCCGGAGAGGAATCTCAATTAAGCGGCGAAGATTCTGATGCGGCTCAGCGGATAGAAAAAGCTGAAAGAGCCATGAAAGGTGCCCAGGCGAAGATGACACAAGCTACGCAAGAAGCGGCAGATTTGAGGCGGCAAGTTGCCGATCTTTCTGAAACCGTTTCTGCGTTGAAAGGTCAGCTTGCAGACGAGCAGCGAAATTCTGAGCGACTCAGCCAGGTGCGGGAAGAATATCCCGACGTGGCGGGTCCGCTTTTGGATGAGTTGCAAAATCTGCGAGACAGGGTGGATCAACAATCAGAACTGAATTCCCAATACGAGCAACGCTTGCAGGAAGAACGGCAGGCACAGGCAGCGCAAGAACATTTCGAGCGCATCCGAAGTGTGCATGCCGATCTTGATCAAGTGGTCGAGACGAGCGATTGGGCTCTTTGGCTTGAACAGCAGGATCAGCAGATCCATGGCTGGGTCGAGTCAGGCAGCAGCAACGACGTCATTGCCGTTTTGGACAAGTTCAAGTCTGACATGGGGATCAAACCCGCAACGCCGCAAGAGCAAGCTTTAGCGAAGGCAAAGGAGGTTGCAGAACCTCGTCTGCCAAAAGCGCGAAAAGCTAACGTTTCTGGCGAACGCAAAAGCTGGACAGTGGATGACATTGTCAACATGCCGCTCGATCAATTCGAGAAGCACAAAACTGAGATTCTTGAAGCTCAGGCAGCTGGAGCCATTCGCCGCTAAATCTCTTGTGAAGGATTTTTGCGATGGCATTTTCATTCTTTAGTACGGGGGCAACCTCCGAAGTAAACTTCATCCCCGAAATTTTCAGCAAGCTGCTGCAGGCAAAGTTCTATGCCGCCTCAGTTTTGCCCGAAATTTCAAACACTGACTACGAAGGCAGCATCACCGCTGCCGGGGACAAGGTCGTTGTGCGCACGGTTCCCGCCGTGACGATAAACGACTACGCCGGAAGCATTACGACTCAGGATCTGACGACTGCAAAAGTCGAACTCCTGATCGACAAGGCGAAGTACTACAGCTTCCTCAGTGACGATGTGCTTGCAGCACAAAGCGACATCAATCTGATGGAAGAGGCTGCAAACGACGCTGCCGAAGGGATGCGGGTTTCGGTTGAAACTCAAGTCCTGGCAGATGTTGTTGCGGGTGCCGGAACGACCGGTTCTGACACGACAATCACGTCAAGCAATATCCTTGGAGAAATCCTTGGATTCGCCAAGACGCTGGATGAGAACAACGTCCCTGAAGAAGGTCGTTTTCTCGTTTTGAGCCCTGAGTTTATTTCGATTCTGAAACAAACCGAGCTGAAGCAAGCGTACTTGACTGGTGACGAAACCTCGCCTCTCCGTAACGGAAAGGTGGGAATGGTTGATCGTTTCACCGTGTATACGAGCAATATGCTTTCAGTGGCGTCCGGGTACACCAAAGTACTCGCGGGTCACAAGAAAGGCATCACGTTCGCTTCTCAGTTCACAAACACTGAGGAAGTTCGGATGGAAAGCAAGTTCGGTACTCAGGTACGCGGTCTGAAGGTCTTCGGCAGCAAGGTAATCGTTCCCGATTGCCTGATCGCCGGTAGCTGGACCTGATAGGTCTAAGGGGGGCTACTTTCGCCGCTTGGCGCTTGTAGCCCCCCATTCTTTCTTTCTCTATGAGGATCATATGGAAGCTGCAAACACGAAAGATGACATCTATGAAACGGCTCTTAACCAGTTCGGGAAAAAGCTTGATCGCAGGATGAAACTTAGTGACCTGGCTGAGCAGCTTTCTCAACTGGAAGAAGAAGCAAAGAACCCGACGCCGACTCCTAAAGCAAGAAAGCCCAAGGCGGTTCGGAACGTGGTGACTGGCAACGTTTTTCAATACTACCTTGAGGAGTGGGAAGGGAATCCTAACCTCGAGGTAATTGAGTGGGAGGATGCCTGATGGCAACGACCAAGGTCGTAGACGTAATTGATCGAGCCGCAATTATTTTGCAGGACGCATCCCATGTCCGGTACCCAGAAGCTGAGTTGTTGAAGTTTTTCAACGATGCTCAGCGAGAAGTGGTACTGCATCGACCAGACGCAAAGATGGTTACTGCTGACTATGACTGTGTTGCAGGGAGCAAGCAGTCGCTACCGGCTACGGGGCTGCGGCTGATTGACGTCGTTCGGAACAAAGATGGTCGGGCAATCACTCAAGTGGATCGCAAAATTCTGGATGAAACGCTACCGGATTGGCATGAAACGGCGGCTAGCTCGAACAAGATTGAGCATTATGTGTATGACCCGGCGGCGCCGAAGGTCTTTTATCTGTACCCGAAAGCGACTGCGGATTTTGACATTGAAATCGTCTACAGCGAGGCACCTGCGGATATAACGATCAGCAATTTTTCTACGGACACCCAGGTCATCAGTGTTGATGATGTTTATGCGGGGGCGCTGTTAGATTTTGTGTTGATGAGGGCATACCAGAAAGACAGCGAATACGCTGGTAATGCTCAAAGAGCGCAGATGCACTATCAGTCGTTTCAAACAAGCCTGGGGATGAAGATTCAGATTGACACTGCGCTCAACCCAGTTCCAAGCACTCCTGATGTGAATGCCGGGAGGATGTAGTGAAGTACTCCGACCTTGGCATTTACATCCGTCCGGAGGTTCAGGGATGCCCAGAGTTCCTGATTGAGAGGTCTGTGCGGGACGCGGCAATCGACTTCTGTTCGAGAACGGGTGTTTATATTCCAGAGCCTGAGTCCCTGACGATCATTAAAGGCGTCAACGAATATGCGGTGACGTTGCCTACGGGCACCGAGTTGAACCGGATCATTGACATTTACGCAGACAAAACTGCTTTGCAGCCTTTGGGCTACAGCGAACTGCTTGGTCGCCTCGGCGATGAAACCGAGCAAGGATCGCCAAAGTGGTATTCACAAAGAGACAACGCAGATTTTTACCTGGCACCAATACCCGACGCAGCCGACACACTCCGTGTTGTTTACAGCGTTAAACCAACAGCCACTTCCACATCTATACCGGACACAGTCGGTCGGGAAAACCGAGAGGCTTTGGTTCACGGAGCTTTGTATCGCCTACAAATGATGAGTGGTCAGCCGTTTAGCAATGGCGGAGCGGCTCAGATGAACAACCAACTGTTTGAGAAAGCGGTTGGGAGGACTACTCGACAGGTCAAATATGGATTTTCCGGTGGGCGTTTGAAGGCGAAACCGAGGGCATTCATCTAATGGCGTATCTGACGACAATTGACCTCGTTCAAAATGACCAGCTACCAGAGCTGACGGTTACGTTAAAGGATTCTAATCAGGCTGCGGCTGGACAAACGCTAGATCCGGATGATCCCGCAACGTTTGCCGCCATTGATTTGTCGGGCGGGTCTGTCCGCATGCGCGTTCGGGCAGTTGGCAGCACGACCTTAATTGACACCTTGGTTGGCACTATCGTTGCGCCTGCGGCGAATGGCACAGTTACGTTCCTTTTCAACTCAGACACCCTGGATACAACCGGCGTCCTCGAAGGCGAGATTGAGATCACTGATTCTTCAAGCAGAACTCAGACGGTTGTAGACCTGATCAAATTTAAAGTTCGTTCGCAGTTCGGGTAAATCATGCCCGTACATGCTGAGATCAGTTTCAGGAAAATCAGTGTCTCAGCGAGCTATCGCCAGGTGTATGCCACGGCGAGCCTCCCTGTTGCGACTGTTGTGGTTGCGAGCAGAGAGCCAGCAACAGAGGTTACGTTTCAAAACCTTTTTTCTGAGGTTGGGTACCGGCTTCTTACCCCGGAACTAACCTGGCAGCGGCTTTTTGTCAGCGACATCACTCTCAATCCTGAGAGGACCGTCTATACGTTCGATGACGCTTTTGTCTTTTCGGATGGGGTGTCGCTGAACCCGAATTTGGGTCCGGTTAGCGCTGTTGAATTTTCTGACTCGATTAGCTCTTTTGGGTTCAGCCTCGGCAAAACTGACCTGGTGGGGTTCGCGGAAAACGTTGTTCGTGAATTCGGGCGCCCAACTTCAGATACGTTTTCGTTTGCGGACAGTTCGACACTGGCAGTATCTGCGGGACGGTCTGACTCTCTCACGCTGAGTGATTCTGTCTCTACTTTGAGGACGTTTCAGAGAGCCTTTACGGATTCGTTTCCGTTTGCGGATTCGCTTTCCTTGTCTCTGTCAGATGTAGCTGACGATACGTTTTCGTTTGCCGAGCAAACGTCCAGGTCCGCATCGAGGGTTAGCGCGGACAGCTTCGGGTTTAGCGATTCCCTTTCTCACGGCGTTGAGAAGATTCAGTCCGAGTCGATTCCGCTAAGCGAGTCTTCTCTTGTTGTAGACGTCGGGACAGTTAATTTTGTTTTGACGGCGGGTGATTGGGTCATATCTGCCCCCTTTTCGGACTTCCCAACGATTACTGAATCGACGGTATTTTCGATTTCCCAAGCGCTCTCAGATGCGTTTACGCTCGATGATTTTGCCCAGGTCGATAAAGGTTTTTCAGGAGTCAAAACAAACGTTTATTCGCTTGACGAGGCTCTAAGTTTTGGATTCCAAAAGGGCATTCAAGAATCTATAATTTCAAGTGATTTGCTTGCGAAATCGCTGTCTTATGGTGGTTTCGCGCATTCTTTTGCGTTCGCTGATTCAGCAACGCTCTCCACAGGGAAAGTTCCAGTCGACACTTTGAGCATGGCAGAGACCTTGTCATTGGCACAGTACTCCGGATCCGGGGTTCTAAACCAAGGACAGGTCGGGCTGATGCTCCTTAACTCAGACTAGGAGTTCCCCCTTGATAACTGATGACGTGCGGATGAAAGGTCGGCTGGCAATTGTTGTCACAGCGCCTGACGGATCTGTTAAATCGGAACAAACTGTCGACAATCTTGTCGTCACTACCGGTAAGAACTTTGTTGCCTCCAGGATGGCTGGCACCTCTAGCAGTGTGATGAGTCACATGGCGATTGGTACCGGCTCGACAGCAGCTGCTGCGGCAAATACGACGCTTGGTACGGAGAGCGCTCGCGTTTCCCTGACTAGTACAACTAATAACAACAATGACGTTGTTTACGTTGCTACCTTTCCAGCAAACAGCCCATCGAGCGCGGCGGCAATTACTGAGGCTGGACTGTTTAACGCTTCGAGCGGCGGCACGATGCTGTGTCGAACTGTTTTTGCCCAGGTCAACAAGCAAACGGCGGATGCCCTGACGATTACCTGGACTGTCACCGCAAGCTAGGACTCCGAAATGGGCATCAAGTTTTCGAACCTGGCTAGCACCACGTTAGCCAGCAGCGTCACGTCATCCGCGACCTCTTTGTCCGTAGCAGATGGGTCTGTGTTTCCCTCGCTTGGTGCGGGAGATTACTTTTACGCGACGATTGATGCTCCGCCTTCTGCCACCGAGATCGTCAAGGTCACAGCAAGAAGCGGCGATACGCTGACTGTTGTTCGCGCACAGGACAACACGACTGCAACCACTCATGCGTCAGGTGACTCGATTGCACTGAGAGTCGTATCGGCTGTGCTTGAGGACATCGCCTCTGCTGCCGCAACCGAATCGGTGTCATTAAGTGGCGACACCATGACGGGCAATCTCACAGTCCCGAATCTGAGCGTGACTAGCACGAATTGGCTTGGCTGGGGGGACTACGGGGAGCGGATTGCGGGTTCTAACGCTGCCAGTAAGCTCTACTTTTATACAGACGCCACTCTTGCGCTGACGCTAGAAGATACGCAGGACGCCACATTTGCTGGGAACCTCACTTTAGGAGATGGTCATACAATCGGGGATGACGCAAGTAACAACCTAGTCATAGCGTCTTCTGCCAATGAAAATCTTATTCTTGATAGCGGTAACTCGATTTACCTCGATCACGACAGCGACTCGACGGATAGCATCTATCTGCGTCAAGCGGGCACTACCTACGGATATTTTCGAAATAGCAGCGACGATCTCTTAATAGGGGCGCAGGGCAACAATCACGATATTTACTTTCAGGGCAATTATGCCGGAACGATCATCAACATGCTCAAGCTCGACGCGGGCGACGGCGGCGATGCCACGTTTTATGGACACGCAATCCTTGGCGGAAAGATCACTGTCGGCACTACCATCGACGGCGTGGGCGCACCAGCAGCAGGAACCGGAGTTCTGGGCGCGACCGCAGCATACGGCGCTATTCTGACGGGCCAAGGCACCACGAATGATGTAACGATTTCAAATGATGCGGGACAGAGTGTTTTGGCTATTGCTACCGGGACGCGCGATACCACGTTTGCCGGTCATATTGAGCTTGCCGACAGTAAGTACCTAAAGCTCGGCGCTGACGCAGACTTCATTATCTACCACGACGGTACGAGCAATTACGTTCAAGCTGCAAAGCAAGACTCGGACATCATCTTCCGAGGAAACTATGATGGCACTGGCACCAATATGCTTACGCTGGACACAGGCGAAGGGGGCAACGCCACATTTGCTGGCCACGTTTCTCTCGCTGACAGCAAAGAGCTAAGACTTGGCGGCGGCGATGACCTCAAGCTGTACCACAACGGAAACAACTCCTACATCAAGGATTCCGGGACCGGCGATCTGTATATCGCTGGATCAGGGAAGATTGAGTTCACGAATGCGGACGTCGATGAAACCTATGCGATTTTCAACGACGACGGAACGGTCGTATTAAAGTACGACAACAGCACAAAACTCTCTACGTCTGCGGGTGGCGTCAATATTACGGGCGCTCTTCAAGTGGGCACTTATGATGGTGTCCAGCTTAAAATAAACGGCTACGGTGAAGGGACGTATCGCAGCATCATGCTCGGCGCTCCCGATCACAACGGCGGTTCGGTAGCGTTGGCGGTCGATGTCTCTGCGTTCCCCGACACCGCCAGCAATTTTGCCGGGAAAGACGTGGCATTTATTGGGAAGAACGGATTGATATTCCCAAACGCCGCTGCGAATAACTGGATCGGCGGCATTGCGCGAGGAACCAGTTCAGACGTTATTCATGTCGGGCCAGCTACTGATAACGGCGCTTCGTCAGGTCCGTTGACGCTTACGTCTACAGAAGCGGGCATAGGCTTAACATCCCCAACATCACCCTTAACAGTTAAATCAGACTCTACTAGTTCATCTGACTCCGGTATCACTTTACAGGGGAACGGAAACACAAACGCTATCTTCAAGGTTGGTGAAAAATCAACTGATGGTGGGCGTCTTCATATGTATGACGGCGGCACCGAGAAGATTGCTTTCTATACCGATGGCACAGCTAATCACATCAGCGCAGGGCAGCTTTTAGTCGGTCACAGCACAAGTCAAGCGTTTGTATGGAGTAGCGTACAACCGCAACTTCAAATTGAAGGAACCGACGCCTCTAGTTCCTCACTGTCTATTACTCGAAATGACAATGGCGGTAGTCCTCCTTATTTAATTCTTGCCAAAAGTCGCGGCACTTCCGTTAATTCTAATACTGTTGTGCAGGATGACGACGGAACCGGCAGCATCATGTTTGTAGCGGCTGACGGAACTGATCGACTAACTAGAACTGCGACGATTGACAGCTATGTAGATGGTACTCCCGGCTCAAACGACACTCCGGGTAGATTGGTGTTTAGCACGACCTCAGATGGGAGCGCATCCCCTACCACGGCATTGACAATTAATAGTTCTCAAAAAGCCACGTTTGCCGGGAGAATAATATCTACAGCTAATTCTAATAGTAGTCTGTACGCTCTGGATTTGAGTAGATCAGGAAGTGGAAGCAATCCTGACATCTGGTCGGATAGCAACAATTTGGTTCTTGGCACAAGTTCTTCTACTGCCGCTCTGACACTTACTTCCGGCAAGGCTACATTTTCTAATGAGGTTGGTATTGGAAACGCGGCGGTTACCGGCGTTGGTCTTACCATCCGAGAAGACAGCACTACCAACGTGGCAGATTTTCGCAACTCAAATGCCAACGGGTACGGTCTTTACGTTGCTGGAGGGTCAAGCAACGGGGAATACGCCCTTAAAGTAGCAGACAAGGATCTCAATGCCCTTTTTACGATTATAGGTAACGGTAGAGTCGGTCTAGGAGTTGCATCGCCCAGCAGTCTTTTGCATTTGGCATCTGCCAGTAGTCCGACATTGAAGATTGTTGATACGAGGAATGACGTCGAGCTGTTGGTTTACTCCCAAAACACCGAATCCATTATCGGTACGTACAGCGCCCACAATCTGGGGCTGTTCACGGACTCTGGTCGCACTCTAACGCTTGATACGTCACATAACGCCACGTTCGCCGGAAACGTTGATATTGAGGGGGGCGTTCTTGAGGTCGGCGGGTCCAGTTCGAGTCACGGCAGGATCGAAGCGTATGGCAGCAGCGGCGCGTACATCGATTTGACGGAGGGCACCAGTCACTCAACCGATGATTATTCCGCTCGCTTCATCTGGGCTAGCGACTTCGCACAGGTAACCTGCAAAACAGGCTACCTCGACCTCCACCCGCAAGCTGGGGCGACGTACATCCGTCACGCGGGGAGCGTTGTATTTGAGACGGAGACTTCAGGGATAACGGTACGCGACACTTCGGGCGCTGATACAGCGATACATCTTAACGATTCAAGTGACAGCGCTCTGGGAAGACTTTACGCAAACGCGACCGGCGGTGAGTTCCGGTTCGATAGCTACATCCACGGCGCGGCTTTTGCGTTTCGTGGCGAAGATGGTGATGGGTCTGTCAACTCGGTTATATGGGCAGATCCGGATGCTGATGTTTGGCTCTATTACTATGGAGGGTGGAAGTTCCGTACTGCAAGCGATGGAATTCTGATCAACGGCAGCATTTCCTACAACTCAGATCGTCGCCTCAAGAAAGACATCATCCCGATTTCGGGCGCGTTAGATGCCGTGATGAGTTTGCGGGGCGTGAACTACACGTTGATTGACGGCGACACAAAGCACATCGGGTTTATTGCTCAGGACATCCAAGCAGACTCGCCCGCGTGGCTCTCTGAAAGAGTCGTAGTTGAGTCGACAGTCGACGACGAAACCGCTAAGCGTCGGGGCATTATCCGAGACGACGAGAGCGTAGAGATGCTCGCCCTGAAATACACCGAAATGGTCGCGCTCCTCACTGAAGCGATGAAGGAGCAACAAACACAGATCGAAGCGCTGACTAAACGCATCAAAGAGTTGGAGGACGCATAGATGGCTGCTACATGGCAGATTGAGACCCTCAAATACACGAACAATTCAGACAAAATTGTTAAGCAGGCGCATTGGCGCTGCTTCCATAAGGAGGAAGCCGATGGAGTAACGTACTCTGCGGATAATATTGGGTCTGTTGCACTTGACGAAATAGAAGCGAGCGCGTCGGGATTTATCCCCTATGGCGACCTGACTGAAGCTAAGTGTCTAGAGTGGGTACACGCAAAGCTGGACAAAGCGGCTATTGAAGATGAAGTAGAGGCATCGGTGAGCGAACAGGTAAATCCCGCCGTGAAAACCGGGAAACCTTGGGCGTGAGATGAAAATCTTAGGCGAGCTTATAGGACCAGTATCGGGCCTCCTCGATAAGTTTATTGAGGACAAGGACCAGAAAGCTGCGCTCGCCCACGAGATTGCAACGATGTCTGAGCGCCACGCTAACGAGGCGCTGCAGGGGCAGCTGGAGATCAACAAGATCGAAGCTGCTCACAAATCATTGTTTGTTGCAGGGTGGAGACCCTTTATTGGCTGGATCTGCGGACTCGGTCTTGCCTACAACGTCATTATTAGCCAGGTGCTGTCGATATGGTTTGCAGTCCCTGAAGTTGATTCAAATCTTTTGATGCCAGTAATGACCGGGCTTCTAGGTCTCGGTGCTATGCGGTCCTATGAAAAGACAAAGGGGGTCAGCAGAGAAAAATGAGCGGCTTCAAACTAGAAACTTTTGGCGGCAAAGCCCCCCAAGTGTCCGCAAGGCTACTGCCATCCGACATGGCACAGGAAGCCATAAATGCCCGCTTGGACTCGGGAAGGCTCGTGCCTTGGGCGGCTAATGCCAGTGCGTCAATTACGCCGGTCGCAAGTTACTCGATTTCAAGCAGCACAAAAACGCTGTTCAAGTTTTCCGACTCAGTCTGGATTGGGTCAGACGAAGATCTGGACTTCCTGAGAAGCCCAATAGCTGAAGACCAGCACGAGCGCATCTATGTCAGCGGCATGGGCGGATCCAGTGGGTACCCGCGTATGACAACTGCGGCTATCGTTGGAAACGGAACCTATTACACCCTTGGTCTCCCGGATCCTGCTGCGTTTGACTCGGTCACCCTGGTTGGGACAACGGAAAAGACGGACACAGAGACGCCAATTTCGAGGGCGTATATCTTCACGTATGTATCGGCTTATGGCGAAGAAGGTCCGCCTAGCGTTAGCCAGGTCAGTCAGATCGTCGACGTTTACTCGGATCAGTCGGTGACAGTCAACTTTCCCGCGAACCCAAGCGGGAATTACAACCTCACCAAAAAGCGTCTTTACCGGACGGATCCCGGCGGTACGTTTCGGTTTGTTGCTGACGTCACTCTCGCTACTGATACCTACAACGACACTGTTACGGACGCGAATCTGGGAGAAGCCATCCCATCAACTGGATGGATCGCTCCAGCTGACAACGTAAGTGCGTCTCACAAGGATGGACCACTACTAGGTCTGGTCAGTATGCCCAATGGGTTTCTGGCGGGATTCAGCGGACAGACGGTGGCATTTTCTGAGGCATTTCAGCCTCACGCTTTTCCTGATGCCTACAAGCTGACCATAAAGAGCGACGTAGTGGCGCTTGCGCCTCTGAACACTGGGTTGCTGGTTCTTACGAAAGAGAAGCCAGCGCTCATCCAAGGTCTCGATCCTAGCTCTATGAGCATGGTCGAAATTGACAGCACGCTAAGCTGCGTGAGCAAGAGAAGTGTTGTCGATATGGGCGAGTACGTGTTGTATGCAAGCCCAGATGGTCTGGTTATGGCAGAAGACAACGGTCTTTCGGTCGTGACGGAAGGCTTGCTTAGTCGAGATCAGTGGCAAGCACTGGTGCCTAGCACGATTATTGGCTTCTCGTGGGAAGGCTACTACCTGGGCTTCTATAACGACGGGACTGAGAGCAAAGGTTTCATCCTTGATCCCAGGGGCGGCAAGAACAGCTTCGTTAAGCTCGATTTCCACGCTACCGCAGGGTTTAACGACCTCGAATCGGATGAGCTGTATCTTGTTGTCGGGGGCTCTGTCGTGAAATTCGCAACTGCATCGTCAGTCCAGTCCGCAACCTGGAAGAGCAAGAAATTTTACAGCGCTCGCCCGTTGAACCCAGGGGTTGCAAAGCTAGATTGCGATAGCTATTCGCCCACCCCTACTTTCAAGCTTTACGCGGATGGCTCGCTGAAACACACGCAAACGGTGTCAGATGGCAGCGTGTTCCGACTGCCTAGTGGTTACAAGGCGAATGAGTTTGAGATTGAAATTGAAACCGCTGTAGCGGTCAACGAGGTGTGTGTTTACGAAAGCGCGGAGGAGATTGGTGTCGCGTAACAAGTCCAACCTCCAGGTTCCACCTAGCTGGTCGAATCAGGACCGGCGCTTTGGGGATTCCTTAAAGGAAAACCTGGACGTCCTGCTTGGGCATCGAGGTGACCCTCTCAACAGAGCGGTGACGTTTCAGGATCTGCTCGATACAGGAATCCTGAAATTAGCTTCTGGGGTCAGCTTATTTGCTGGAGAAACTGCCAACCTTGTTCCGGAGAGTCAGGATTTTCCTGATTTGGCTATTCCTCCCGCTCCAACAAACTTGGCAGCAAATGGCGCCTTTCAGAGCATACTGCTGACTTGGGATTTGTCCCCATACAAGGGGCATAGTCACGTTGAGGTCTGGAGACACACTTCAGACGTTATTGCGAGTGCCACGCTGATTGGTCAGACGTCTGGGCTGACGGGTGTATATAGCGACAACGTTGGCGGCAACCAAACTTTCTATTACTGGGTTCGAGCGATCAACAACAATGACGTTGCTGGACCGTTCAACTCTAGCACCGGCACTCAGGGACAAACGTCAGCTGACGTAAGCTTCATGCTCTCGTTGTTGACTGATGCGATTACCTCAAGCCAGCTCGTTTCTGATTTAACGACACCGATTAATGCAGTGTCGTCGTTGCAAGGCTTAGTCGGCAACATTGAAACGTACACGGGTTACGTGTCGTCATACTCTGGCGCCAATCTTCTGTCGAGAATTGGGACCACTGATACAGCGATCAATACGATCAATGGATCTATTACCAGCCTTAACTCTACTGTAAGCAGCCTATCGACGAACGTTAGCAACCTGCAGTCGTCTGTAACGGATCTAACCGCTAACGTCGGAACAGTCTACGTTCAGGCATCGGCTCCGACCGGAACGATAGCGACTAATAGTCGGTGGTATGACTCCGACGACGACATGAAGGCGCACTTCTACAACGGGAGTTCCTGGGTCAGCTTAGAAGATCCGCGCATAGCCTCAAATCAAAACTCCATTACGAGCCTGAATGCACAGGTTTTCAACAGTGATGGAAGCGCCAGGCTTGCTACGGGGTCTGCATTGAGTGCGTTAGACACAACCGTCACAAATCTGAACGGTACGTTGACAACGGTAAGTTCGGACGTGACTTCTCTGAAGGGCGTTGTATTCGATGAGAGCGGCAACTCTCAAATTGCGACGTCAAGCGCTCTGAGCAATCTGACTACGCAGGTGACTAGTAACGATGGTGATATTTCGACGTTAAACGCTGAAGTCACGGAACTGGAAAGTGAGGTATTTAATTCTGACGGGTCGGCAAGATTGGCGACTGGATCTGCGGTCTCGTCTCTCACGGACACGGTTAACGTCCAAGGAAACAACATATCCAGCCTTCAGACTGATGTGAGTACCTTGGAAGGTGCTGTATTCGATGCTAGTGGTACGTTGAAGCTTGCGACTACACTGGCAGTGTCAGGGCTGGTCAATGAAATTGACGCTATCTATGACGGGAACAACCCAAGCGTTGTTAAGACGATTCAGACTGACGTTACCGCACTTGAGTCGGAAGTCTTTAACGCAGACGGAACGGGGAGATTAGCCACAGGATCCGCACTCGGGGGTCTCACCAACACCGTTACCGCCATTTATGACGGGGACAATCCGTCTACAGTAAAGAGCCTTCAAACGGACGTCAGTAGCCTGAATGCCGAGGTCTTTGACAGCAGTGGAAATTCGAGGCTTGCGACTGCCGATGCTGTAAGTGGACTGACTAATGAAATTGACGCTATCTATGATGGAGAGAATCCCAGCTTAATCAAGACGATTCAAAGTGACATTACCGACCTGGACTCGGAAGTCTTTAATTCGGACGGGACGAGCAAACTAGCTCAGGCAAATGCACTACAGTCTCTGACGAACTCTGTAGAGGCAATCTACAACCCGGATGATCCGACTGCTGAAACACAGATCAAAAGCATAAGCGAGTCTATTACAAGCCTCAACAACCAGATGTTTGATGAAAGCGGTGAGGTTGCCCTCGCCGCGGCAGGAGCGGTGTCACTGATTCAGTCTGAGGTCTGGGGGGAAGGTGTTACCCCAGGGGGATCGGTGTCTTCCAGAATAGACTCCATGGATTCGATGATCACTGATCCGGATACCGGGTTGACCTCTCTTTCTCAGGCGGTCAGTAAGCTTAATTCGGAAACGTTTCCGGATGGAACGACAGAAAATTCTGCGATCACAAATCTTCACAGTGAAATATTTGACTCTGAAACTGGAGAGAGGAAGCTCGCAAGCGCTGCTGCCTTGAGCGAGCTTCAAACCGAAATACTGGGCGATGGCACGGTCTCAGGGTCAAGGATTGACAGTCTATTTGGAGAAGTTTTCCAGGCTGATGGAACAAGCAGGCTCGCTTCTGCAGAAGCATTTAGCAACGTCGACATAAAGGTCTTTCCAAACGGTCAAAATAGTACATCTGCGATAGACAGTCTTGCGAACGAGGTTTTTATTGATGGAGAGGTTGGAGGTTCTGCGAGACTTGTAACTTCAAACCAATTCCAGGAATTACAAAACCACGTCTACCCGGACGGCACCGGGGAGCAAAGCCGTATACAGCAAATGAGCCAGGCAATTTGGACTGATGGTGACCCCGCTTTAGGAGAAAAGCTGGCGTCCACAGATCTGCTAGAAGATGTACATGCGGCAATTTTCCCTGGCGGTGCGGAGATAAGCAAAATTGACACGCTTGAGGTGACGGTCCA